GTAGACTATAGCAATGATATGATTCGGGTATCAATTACTAGGTCAAAAACATGGCACTTATTTACAAGCTGACATTTGTGAACGGAAAATCCTACATCGGATTAACCCTTGGCACTGCACAGCGCAGGCTCAAGGGGCACGCTGATGCCGCGAAAGGCGGCAGTGCCACACCTTGCCATAAGGCATGGCGAGCGCTTGGGAAGCCTGACATGATAGTACTGACAGAATGCCCTGATGATCTTGCATTTCAAGCTGAAATTGATGCGATAAGGCAGCACAATACAATGCTCCCGAATGGGTACAACGTGTTGGCAGGCGGGCAGGCGTCTCCGATGAGCAACCCTGAAATAGCGGCAAGAGTTGCTGCAAAGAAGGTCGGTTCAAAGCACAGTGAAGAGACGCGGTTAAAAATGTCCGTATCCCAGACTGGGAAGAAACATACATTGGAAACAATTGCAAAAATGTCTGAATGGCAGAAGGGCAAGCCAAAAATGAAGGCAAGTCAAGAAGCAAGGATAAAAATGTCTGCCGCGCATAAGGCTCGTTGGGATAGCCCTGGATACAGGCAGCGAATGTCAGAGATTCATGCGGGCAAAAAAAGAAGTCCTCATAGTGAAGAATCAAAGGCTCTTATGTCTGCCAACAGGAAAGGTAAAATTTCCTCAGAAGGCGAGGCAAGACGCAAAGCCGCGCAAATTGCCGCGGTGACGGGGCGTTCATTGTCGGATGAACAAAAGCATCGGCTTTCGGAAATTAGAAAAGAGTGGTGGGCAAAGAAGCGAGCCGCAGCAGTAAATTAACTTAGGAGAACAAACATGGCAACTTATTCCTTCCAAGACGTTGTCGCCGCCATCTCTGGCGTCGGCGGCTCGATCAACCTGGCAGCCGGTGCTGGCGTGGCAGAAGAGGGCATCACCATCGAATCCTTAGAGGACAAGAACGTAATGACCATTGGCGCTGACGGTGCTGGCATGCACTCGCTCATTGCGAACGAGGCCAGCTCAGTTACCATCCGCCTGCTCAAGACTTCCCCGGTCAACAAGCAGCTCCAAGAGATGTACAACCAGCAGACCAAGTCTAGTGCCAACCACGGCAGGAACACTATTACAGTGCGCGACGCTGTACGTGGCGACAACATCACCTTGACCGACGCGGCGTTCAAAAAGCGACCAACTGTCACCTACGCAAAGGAAGGTGGTCTGATGGAGTGGACGTTTGATGCGATTAAAACTACCGCCGTCCTGGGTAGCGGGACCCCTGAGGCTTAATGATGGAACTCGAACTGGACGGGCACTCCTACCGAATCGGTAAACTGGACGCTCGCGCTCAATTCCACATTGTTCGCCGCCTGGCCCCGGTTATGGGAGAGCTGGTGCCAGCCCTACAGGGAGGCAAGGGCGGTTTAGCTGCCCTGCCCCCCATCGCTACCGCAGTAGCCAAGCTCTCTGATGCCGATGCCGACTACTGCATCTTTGGCCTGCTGAAGGTCGTCAGCCGCAAGCAGCCGAATGGTTTAGGGTGGGGGCCAGTCTCCACTGAAAGTCTGCTCATGTACGACGACATCAGTATGGCTCAGATGCTCAAGTTGGCGTGGGAAACCCTGGCTTTCAACATGTCCGGTTTTTTCGCCGCTCTCCCCTCGGATTTGAAAGAAGCAGCCCAGAAAGCAAAAGGCCAGTAAGGTGGGTTTCGCTTCCCGATGGGGAGGATTGGTTGCTCCGGCCAGTGTTGAGGGGAATGTGCAAGTATGAAAGCCTGATCGATTGCTCCCTCAGTCTGGCTGATGTTGCTTTGATGAACGATGCGCTAGACGTGCAAGAGGAGAATGAGATGCGGTATCGTGAGGCAAACAAATGAGCGGTGAAGTCATCAAGGAGTTTCTAGTAGGCCTTGGGTTTCAGATCGACGAGGCCGGCCTATCTAAATTTAGCTCTGGCATCACAAATGCGACAATCGCAGTTGGGGCCATTGGTGCCGCCGCTGTTGCAGCTGCCGGGGTAATCACCTCGTTTGTTGCAGGTGTTGCAGACAAGTTTGACGCAATAGGTGACCTTGCCGACCGGGTTAATACCACAGCCGAAAGCGTTATGCGCTTGGGTTACGTGGCCACACTCACAGGGTCCAGCGTCGACGCGGCGAACTCGTCCATTGAAGGCCTGAGCCGGGTCGCTGGTGAGGCTGCTCTTGGTATTGGTCGCGGGGCCAAGATTTTTGAGACGTTGGGTCTTTCCGCCAAGGATAGTAATGGTGATCTGAAGGACGCCTCAGTCCTCATGGCCGACATCGGCAACAAGATCAAGGACATGGGTCGCGGCGAGCAAATCGCCATTTTGTCCAAGCTGGGCATTGACCCAACAATGATAAACGCCCTTACAACTGACGTGTCAGGGCTTGCAGCTGAGTTTGACCAGTTGTACAAGAACGCCGGTATTGACGCCAACAAAGCGGCTGAACAGTCGGGAGAATTTAACGACAGTATGGATCGTCTGAAAATGACGTTCGACGCCATCAAGTCAGCTGTCGGCCTCAAGTTCATGGGCCAGATCAAGAATGGCATCGACACGTTGCGCAAGTTCTTGGTCGAGAACATGCCCAAAATTATCAACGCGGTTACGCCCATCATTAACGTGGTGCTGCGCATAGCTGAAGCGTTCATCAAGATCGTAGGCCGCGTAGGCTCAGCCATTGGAGCCATCATCGGCTTTCTGGTAAAGGTCAACGACGCTACTGACGGCTTGGCAGGCTATATTCTGGCCGCCGCTGCCGCGTGGAAGTTCTTGAATCTCTCATTCCTGGCGACTCCTCTTGGCATGATACTAGCGCTTGCCGCTGGCATAGCTCTGCTAGTTGACGACTTCCTGACATGGAAAGAAGGAGGAGACAGCCTGGTAGATTGGTCCGCCTGGGAGCCTGCCATTGATTCCGCCATGTCCGCTATCGGGGCTTTGCGCGACCTGCTGACAAGCGCATTTACCGTCATGTTTGCTGCTGTTGATGCGCTAGTGAGTCTGCTTACGGGCGACTTCTCAGGGGCGTGGAACGCCGTAGGTGAATTGGTAAATGGTGTAATTGGTATCTTTACCTCCGCTTGGTCAGCGATCAAGAACCTGGGAGAAGGAATAGGTAACTTCGCCGGCGCAATTTCCGGGCTCGTCGGCGGTGGCGCGTCTAAACCATCACTAACGCCGACGCCTCAGTCGGCGGCTGCAATGACTGCTGGTTCACAGAACGTAAGCCAACAAACTCAGATTGTTGTGCAGGGTGCTAGCAACCCTGATGCAACCGCAAAGGCTGTGTCAGGGCAACAAAATAGGGTGAACGCTGATATGGCCCGAAACATGAAAGGGGTCGCACGATGAGTCAACTCAACCCAAGCACCCCGGCCACAATCATTCCGCGCCGTTCTATAGGGCCGTTCACAGCCACGGTTACTCTCGAGGAAGTGGCAAGCGATGATCTGGAAATAACCCAGCACCCGGTTCAACAGGGGGCAACGGTCACCGACCACGCCTATCTGAAACCGGCAACTGTGAGCATCAAAATCATGTTCAACGCGGATGACGCCCCGTTGACGGAGACCTACTCTAAACTACGACAGCTACAGGCAAGCAGAGAGCCGTTTGACGTGGTGACTGGTAAGCGTGCCTACAAGAACATGCTGTTCAAGTCTCTGGGACAGACGAATGATGCCCAGACTGAGAACGTCCTTAGCATCTCGGCTGAGTTGCAGGAAATCTTTATCGTCCAGGTAGAGAGCACTACCGTCCCCCCGCGCAGGCAGCAGGCGAATCCTGGCAAGACTGGGGCCACAGAGAACGCGGGCCAGAAGAGCGCACAGCCGGCTCCTGAGCGTAACCGTAGCGCTCTTCGCACTTTGGCGGGGTAATTATGGATCAACTTTTTGTCATGCCCTTGTCCAACGTTCCACAGCGGTTCATTGTTGAATTGGCTGGCACCGCGTATATCATTGTTTGTAAGTGGAACGGAGAAATGCCAGCATGGACAATAGACATCTTTGATGAAGTCACAAGCCAACCGCTAATTGTCAACCTACCTCTGGTAGCAGGTACAGACCTTCTCGGGCAGTTTGAGCACATTGGCATTCCGGGCAAGCTGCTCGTCTACACCGATGGAGACGAATTTTCTCCACCAACTCTCGACAATCTCGGTCAAGAGGCAAATCTCTACTACCTGGTGGATGTCTAATGGCAACTGAGCAGAGGCAATATCTTCGGCAGTGCAAACTGCTTGTATCAACTGCTGGCGGCTCTGGATTGGACCTGTCATTGCTACACATTAAGTTTGCAGTCAAGAAGTCTGATGCCCAGACACCAAATACGGCAGAAATCCGCGTCTATAACGTTGCTGAATCTACTGTAGCCCGTATTCGCAAGGAGTTCAGTCGCGTCTCACTGCAAGCTGGGTATGAATCTAACTACGGAGTTATTTTCGATGGGAACATTAAGCAGGTGAGATTTGGACGCGAGAGCGGAACAGATACCTACATTGATATTGCCGCTGGTGACGGCGACGACGCCTATAACTTTGCAGTAGTAAACACAACATTGGCAGCGGGGGCTAAACAGTCAGACCAGATCTCCGCCGCCGCCAGCCCAATGACTGCCCGCGGGGTCAAAAGTGGATACGTGGGTGACACTGGAGGGGTTAAGCTTCCGCGCGGCAAGGTAATGTACGGAATGGCCAGAGACTATCTTCGCCAGTCTGCCGAGTCGTCAGACACCTCGTGGTCAATTCAGGACGGAAAATTACAATTTGTGCCATTGGGCGGCGTATTGCCAGCTCAGGCGGTTGTGCTCAATAGCAAAACAGGACTTGTGGGTCAGCCTGAGCAGACAAACGACGGAATAAAGATCAGATGCCTATTGAATCCAACTTTAAAAATCGGAGGCAGGGTAAGGGTTGATGAGAAGGATGTGTCCAGCGCAAAGTTGCCAGATACGGCAAAGGACGCACAAGCCAACAAGCCGGCTGATGTAGCCTCTGATGGTCTCTACCGGCTTTTAGTCGTAGAGCATTCAGGCGATACACGAGGCAATGATTGGTACTCCGATATAGTAGGACTTGACATTGATGCCACTCAGCCGCCTAACAACCAAGTGAAGCCAACATGAACCGCGAAGAACGATTGAACGATCCTGAAGAGTCTTTGCGCCTGGCCATGGAGAGTCAACAGGCGCAAATTTGGACTGCCATACCAGGCATAGTTTCGGCTGTGGACCTTGGTAGCCAAACTCTATCAGTCCAACCATCTGTCCAGGGTTCTGTGGCATCTCCAAGCGGGGCCAGTCAACTGGTGAACCTGCCATTGCTGGTTGACGTCCCAATTGTATGGCCTCGTGCCGGCGGTTTCGCCCTGACATTCCCTATCGCCGCCGGCGATGAAGTGCTTGTGGTGTTTTCCAGTCGCTGCATTGACTCATGGTGGCAGTCTGGTGGTGTGGGCGCTCCGGCTGAGGTCCGCATGCATGATCTATCTGATGGTTTTGCAGTTTTGGCACCCACCAGCCAGCCAAAGAAACTGTCTGGAGTTAGCTCCACAAACGTCCAACTTCGAGATGAAGAAGGCACCACCTATGTGGAAATTGCGCCTGGCGGAACAGTGCGACTGGTTTCGACTACTCAGATCGACTTGGAGGCTCCTGCGATCAACTTTGTAGGACCGCTGAATATAACTGGGCCTATAACTCAGGCCGGTGGCGCTGTATCTTTCGATGGTATTGTCTTTGGCACACACCGCCATGTCGGCGTACAAACAGGCGGCGGCATCTCCGGCGCTCCGACAAACTGATTTACGGCCCCAATGGCAATGGATATAATCCGAATATGGGGAAGCTAACGTGAGATACCGTCGACTAACTGATGCTGGAGATATGACATTCGGGAGCCAGCAGGCCGACTTTCTTCGAAACACCCCAGAAACTGTAGCCCAAGCTGTTGTAACTAGGCTTAACTTATGGCTCGATGAATGGTTTCTCGATTCGACTGAGGGCACGCCATATGTTCAGGCGGCTTTGGGGAAATACACCCAGCAGACAGTAGCGCCTGCAATAAGGCAGCGTATTTTGGAAACCGAAAATGTTACAGGGTTGTCGGCTTTCGATTTGCAGTTTGACGCGGACGAGCGCAAAGTCACAATTCAAGCAACTATAGATACCACATTTGGCCCGGCGACTGTTATTGGAGTAGTTTAATGGCGATCGCCGACCTTGTTTACGTGGACGCAACAGGATTCCACTATCCTGATTATCCAACCGTGCTTCAGTACCTTACTGAAGAGTACCGCACCATTTACGGTGCTGACACTTATCTTGAAGCTGATTCTCAAGATGGGCAGTGGATAGCCATTCAAGCGCTGGCCATATTTGATACGATTCAGGTTGCCGCTGCCGTGTACTCTAGCTTCTCGCCACTGTCCGCCCAGGCCGATGCATTGAGTCGCAATGTGAAGATCAATGGGATTCGCAGGCGGGTGGCCACACACTCAACTGCTGATTTGCTGATAATCGGCGTATCTGGAACTCAAATCACAAGCGGTCAGGCCGAGGACACGCTCGGTCAGAAGTGGGACCTGCCGACATCAGTAACCATACCACCTGGTGGCTCGGTCACTGTGACCGCAACCGCGGTAGAAATTGGCTCAATTTCCGCCTCTGCAAATTCTATCATCAAGATTGCCACGCCGACTCTGGGTTGGCAGTCAGTCACCAACATGGTTGCAGCCACGACAGGAGACCCTGTTGAGACAGATGCAGAGTTGCGTCGGCGTCAATCCTCCTCAACGGCCTTGCCATCGCTGTCAGTTCTTGATGGAACAATCGGGGCCGTGGCTTCCGTTCCTGGCGTTTCGAGGTTTCGAGGTTACGAGAATGACACATCCTTAATTGATGCTAATGGCATTCCTCCACACAGTATCGCCATAGTTGCCGAGGGCGGTGACCAGCAGGCTATTGGCGATGCGATCGCCGTAAAAAAGACGCCGGGAACTGGAACTTACGGCACAACTGCTGTGACAACAGTAGACCAATATGGCATCCCAAATCTGATTAACTTTTTCAGGCCAACTCCGGCAACAATTGGGGTTGAGGTTACCATTCAATCGTTGGCTGGTTATACGTCAGGGTTCGCCTCTTTAATAAAAGATGCAGTCAGTGAGACGATTAAATCGCTTGAAATCGGTGACGATATTTTAATCACAAAACTTTACGTGCCGGCCAACCTCCCAGGACTTGCTGCCGGCACCTCGTTTTATATCACTCAGCTTCGCATTAAAAAGAATGCCGGCGCGTTTGGCACGGCCAACCTAACTCTTGCATTTAATGAAGTTGCGGAGTGCGACCCGTCTATTGATGTCACGGTAATTGTGCTATGACGGACGAGGAATATCTAAACCTAATCACCAGCGAACATCGCGGCAAGGTCAAGTTTGAAGCCACGGTGCTTGCCAATGTTTCGCCGCTATCCTATCTACAAACTGTCATGGCGGAGTTTCCCGCCGATTTTGATATTGACCAAGCAATTGGCGTCCAGCTAGATGCGGTTGGTATATGGATAGGTCGGTCCCGCCGCGTTGATATTCCATTGACTGGGGTGTATTTCTCCTGGGATGACGTGGCAAGCACCGGCTGGGAGTCGGGTAGTTGGCAAGGTCAGTTTGATCCAGATAGCGGCTTGGTGGATTTACCTGACGACGCATACCGTGTTTTGCTCAAGGCGAAAATTGCCGCCAATCGTTGGGACGGAACAATTCCTGGAGCCTATGCGGTCGTAGATAGTGCATTTGGCGATGGTACGTACATTCTGATCCAGGATAACCAAGATATGTCCATGAGCATTGGAATATCTGGGATATCGCTTTCGGCCATTAATCAAGCGGTATTACTTGGTGGGTATCTTCCACTGAAGCCGGAAGGTGTCAGAATACAATATTACATGTTGGCCCCATCGGGTGGCAAATTGCTGGCTTGGGATGTCGTCGAGAATGACGCCCTTGCTGGATGGGGCTCCGGTGAGTGGGGGCTAGAGGTGTCGCCGCCACTTCCTCCTGTTGTTAATCCAGTGTTGGTTAATGGCTTCTTGGTTACGGTTGATGGAGAAGGGGTATTTTCTTAGATGGAACATCTAGATATTTCTGATGGTGAGATACATCAGCCGCAAAATTTCACCTACGCCTCGGCGGCGGCCAGAACTAGTGCAGTCATAACAGACGTAAACTTAATTGGTAAGTTGGCGCTGCAACTGGATGACCAAAGTTACTGGCGTCTATCCAGTGTAAGCCCCGCCGTATGGAAGTGGGCTGGATACCGCAGCAACGCTGGGCAGATTAAGGCCAATTACGGCGTAACTCTGTCGCTCGTCAACTTTACCGCTGCCGTTGCTAAGACATTTGACATTATTGCGGCAACGGCAAGTCTAAGTTCGTTTCCGACTACCACGTTTCCATATGACTCGCCCACGGATACGTATTCCGACTTGTTTGACTCAACCAGAGGGTCGAGTCCGACAGGTCGACTAATTGAGAATCCAGTAGGTGGGCAATTCCACCAATGGCGAATACAGGGCAGTTACGCGAACAAAGCAGCGGGGCAGACTGGGTCATTAAAAATACGTCTGAGAAACCCAGTTTCCGGGTTTACCTATGACCAGAGTGTGTTTCTGGCGGACGGCGTCACTGGAGATACATTTAATCTGGTACTTCTCTGCATTGCAGACGGCGCATCTATACCTTCGCCAAACGGGTATGTCTTGGACGCCGTATCAAGTTTCACTGACGCGGATTTAACTATCACGATAACATCGATCACTAGAGTTTCTGCTGCAACAGACTACGGAGTAATTTAAATGGCGACCAATGAAATTCTTCAATTTGCCGGAACAGATACCGGCACCAACCTGCTTACTCAGGCCGAGTATCTAGCCGATTCACAGCGGCCTATTGGCAATCAACCTGGAATTGCTCGTAGCAAGCTGGTTAACAAGGCACTTCGTCAAGCATCGCTCATATCTTCTGGCGTAGCTGAGTTCATCGCGGACAACCAAGCGAATAACATCACTGATTCGCTTACACCACAGAATATTGCAGACTACATGGCCGCCGTGGTGCGCTCTCTTGGCATTCCAACTGCGATAGCAGGCGGCACGTCAGAGGCCATAACTGGCAACTTCACACCAGATATTGTTCTTACCAATGGAGCAACAGTCATTGTGCGGGCGGGGTCTGCCAACACAACAATAACTCCTACATTTGCAGCGGACGGCCTAGCCGCTAAGACAATAGTCAAGGGCAACAATTTAGCACTGTCGGCTGGCGACATCGCTGGTGCCGGTCATTGGTTGGAGATGAATTTTGACTCCGTGTTGGATAAATGGGTGTTACTGAATCCGGCAAATGGGGTAGTACAAAGTCTAGAAATCGCCAGCACGGGTGAAGCGCAAGCAGGCACCAATAACACAAAAGCGATCACACCCTTGCGGATGCGCGAAGGATTGAACGCATCTGGTTTGGCCCCGGTGTACGCGCCACGCGCATGGGTAAATTTCAATGGGCAAGGGGTCGTCTCGATCCGTGCAAGTGGCAACGTGTCTAGTATTACTGATCGTGGCGTTGGCCTCTATACAATAAATATGACGACAGGCATGCAAGACGTTAATTACGCACCTTTTTTCAGCTCCGCAAATGCGGCAAATAATTCCTGGGCTGCTCGTGAAGATATTGCAGTGGCGCGCACTACTACGGCGGTTGGCATGACGGTTTCTGATGCGGGATTGCCTTTTGACCCTCTTTTTGCTTCGGTTGTTATTTTCAGATAAGAGCATAAACCATGACTCAAGTAATTATTTACACTCAGGATAATGGCGTCTGTGCAGTAATTTGGCCGACGC